AGTTAAAAAACCTCCGATCGCCGTCACGGCGACCCCCAGAACATTTTTCAGCCCGCCGGCCAATGACGTCGCTGCCTGTTGTAATGACAGCCGCAGCAGGTCATTGATCATGGCGTCAACCATTTTTCTCACGGAAAACTCGCCTGTCCTGGCGAACTCCATAATCGCATTAGCCCCATCGGACGTCACGCTGTCAATCATATCACCTAGCGTCTTAAATTCTGCTTTTTCAACTTTAGCCGCTTCTTTCAGTGCATCTTTAGCCGCTTTAACTGCCGCGGTAAACTCATCTTGCGTAATAGCCCCGACAGCCAGCAAATCTGAAAGCATCCGCACCCTTGCAATATAGTCTTCCATCGGCGTGCGAATGGTATTTAATACTTCAGCGACTTGCTCTCTGACTTTCAGCTCCTGCATCAAAACAGACGCGTGTTCTAGTTGTGCCGCAGACGCTCCTTTCAGGGCCAAGTCATATAGCCTGACTTCATCTGCCGTCATGCCGAAGGTATCCGCTTCGCGCTGTAACGCCTCTATTTTCTTGATGATTTCATCCGTCAGCCTTACACCTTCATCGACTTCTTTTTTCAACTGCTCAACGGCGTCTTCGCGGCCCTTTATGATTTCTTTGTTCTGTGCGAGTTCACGCGCCAGCATCTCAAGGCGCTGTCTGTCCTTCGGCAGCAAGTCCGCGTACTTGCCTGATTCTATTTCCCACAGCGTTTGCTCAAGCTCTGTTTTCTTGCCCAGTAGCGCAATTTCGCGCACCATTGACGCTATGGCATCCGCGCCACGCTTCCCGAGCCTGTCATCCACGCCGGCGGCCAGCCCTTCGACGAAGCCTTCGCCCGCCTTTCGTCCTGCTTTTTCCGCCGCCCCTTTCATCTTGCCGGACGATGCACCCATGATCTGCTCTACGTCTTTTTCCATGTTGCTGACTATTGCGGACAAATCGCTTTTTATTTCTTTGCGTAACTGGTTTAAATCACTAAATGAAGACTTGCCGCGTAAAGCGTCAAAGAATCCTGCCGCCAGCGCACCTGCCCCGCCTAAAGCAGTGCCGACAAGTTTAAAAATTGAAGCAATGGAAGCGCCTGTGGAGATAAGCACCTTTAACGCGCCATTGAGCAGTTTAGCCGCGCCGGAAAAGCCATCGGTTTCTTTCGCGGAATCAATCAGCCGATCGGTGAAGACTTCCAGCGTCGGCAGTAATTCCCGCGTCAGGCTGATGACAATCCCCTGTTGCACGCCTTTCAGCCGGGCTAAGTTATCGCTGAAGCGCTCAGCCTTCCTTGCCGTTTCGGTATCCAGCACCAGTCCAAACTTGGCAGCTTCGTCAGTCAGCTCTTTTATGCCAGCCGCGCCACTATTTAAAAGCGGTATCATCGCCGCGCCCTGCCTGCCGAATAATTGAACAGCCAATGATGTCTTTTTGACGCCGTCCGGCATTTTAGCAAAATTGTCCGCAACCTCGTCAATTAACACGTTCGACGCCTTCATTTTGCCGTCCGCGTCCTTAACCGATATACCAAGCTCCGCATAAGCATCTGCCGCAGATCCCGTCCCCTCCGCAGCCAATGCTGCATTTTTCGCCGTGATCGTCAATGCCGTCGTTAATTGCTCCTGCGATATACCAGACAAATCAGCCGCATATTGAAGTGCTGTTAATTTGTCAACGGTCATACCAATGGCCTGCGCTGTTTTTTGCGCCTTATCTGCCGCGTCGATCTGCCCTTTGATCATTGCCCCTAGCGCGACGCCCGCGGTAATAGCAAGCGCCGACATCGCCTTGATCGCCGTGCCGACCTTTTCAAAACTTGCCTGCGCCCCGGACATGGCCTTTTTCATGCCTGCCGCGCTGTCCTGCACGGCCTTTTTTGCCTGCATAAAATCGTTTCTAAACTGGCCCCAGCCAGCCGACATTTCAGCACGCAATGCACCTATCGGTTGAGCCATTTATGCTTTGCCTCCGAGTAACAATCTCATTTTTGCCTGTAAATCTTTTGGCGGCGCTTTACGAGGCTTTGACGTCAATTCCTCAAGCCTTTGCAGTTTTTTCTGTCTGCTCATTGCAGCCACAAGCCAGGCGTCCGTCACCGCTTTATCGTCAAGCGCCGTTACCGCCAACCGCGTCAAATAAGGCGTTAACTGCCAAAATTCAACAGGACTCAATCCTGCTCTGACAGCCCGAACATACGCCGCAGCCACCCATCCGCCCGGCGGCGGCTTTTTTTTTCCGCCTCATTACCTGTTTGCCCTTCATTGCCAAAATAAGCAAACTGGATTGCCTCCTGCACCGCTTTCACCATCGGCAACATGGGCGGTGATAAGGCCGTGATCCTGTCCGCAGTCCACTCCGGACGTTTGATCCCCAACTCCAAAAACCGCGCCAAAACTGACGCATCGAACAGGTTTGGATTATCGCCAAATTCCTGCTCTATAGTCGCCAACGCCTTCCAAGTGAACCGCAGTTCCAGCCTCTCACCGTCGATCGTGACGTATTTCACGCCCATCACGCCCATGTAAGGTCACCGCTAATCCTGATCGTAACGCTGCCGCTTAACTTGTCGTCAACACCCAGGCTAGGGCCACTCACCGACGTCACATAACCATCAAACGTCAATGTGTCATTGCTTGGATATGTAACCTTAAATGTCGCCGGATCGTCCGATCCTTCCGCTGCTAGAACCGCAGCCTGCCCCGCGTCACCAAACAGCCAGTTCATGCTGAAAGTATAGCTGCCGCTGTCACGAAGTCCCGCCAAAAACTCTTTAGACGTGCTTTCAAGGTGTGATACGTCAATTTCGCTTCTGGTTCCGCCAGCCCGATCCATGTCCACGATCTCGCCCACGCCAGTCCATGTAGCCGCAGTGATCTTGCCGTCGCCGTTGATCGTCCGGCCAGTCGTATTTATACCTACCGCAACCGTGCCAGTCGTGACGTATTGAATAACCACAACTTTCCCATTCAAGTCTGCGGCGTGTGCACCGGTAAAGTCCGACAAAGTCACGACATCGCCACGCTTCAAACCATGAGCCGCCGAAGTCAATATGGTCGGATAACCAACCGCAATAGCCGAAACATTCTTTGCGCCTCCGCCTGCTCCTGCAATTTCTAAAATTGTTCCCTGTGATGGTATTGCCATTTCCCTACTCCTCCTTAAAAGTCATACCACAAGCTAAAGTCAAGTGGTTGATAAAACACATTAACGTCCGGCTCATAAACGTCTTGCGCTGTCAAATACATAGCGCGAAAGCTTTTACCAGCCCCCACCAACAACTTGCCGTCCAAAGCTGTTTTTATCGCTTCGGATAGCACTTGCACACCTTCATATGTTTCCGCCCAGGCCTCCACCTGAAAACGTGGCCTCCCCTGCCCTGCCGGCCCAGTTAGCGTCTGTTCCCTCCACCCGCTCACCTGCATATACAGTATCAATGGATAAGTCGGCTTTTGCGGCTGTTTAACTGGATAACACCTTGTAGTTATCGCCTTAACACCAGCATCGGCCACAAGCGCCGCCCTTAATGCGTCCGCTATCATTCAAGCAACCCCTCGATCTGTTTCTGCGTCAATGTTCCTTTCGCCGCCCTCCGCGCTAAATTTCGCGCCGCCCGCTCAAGGTTCTTTTTCATTTCCGCCGCAAATATCGGAATGATCTCATGTTTTGACGCATCCCAGGCATTTCTCAAAAAAGGCCGTGGTGTGACGCGCCCAGTGTATTCAGTTTCAACCCACTTACTGCCCAGCAACGTTTTTACCTTCTTCTTGTGCCATCGTTCCTTCGTGCCAAACTCAAGTAAATGTGCATGCGGCGCCGTCGATCCCACATACATGACAACCGAGTCAGGCCGGGCCCGTATTGCCTCCGCCCGCTGTGACTTTTTAAGCGCCGACGTCACCGTTACCGAATCCCGTAAATGCTTACTTTTCGAGTATTTCTTCGGCTTCAGCGCCCACGGCAGTTTTGACCTGTAACCATCCGCGACCGGCTCAAGCGCCTTTTTCATCGCGTTTCGCACCGCCGTTTTCTGCATTGCAACCGTCGGCAGCATTTCCAGCGCCTCAAGCAAATCCTCAAGCCCCTCAAGCCGAAATTCAAAAGCAGTCTTAAAAGTTGACATTATTCCGCCCTCGCTGTTGCGTATATTTCCAGTGCCTCGTTACGTCCCAAAGGCACAACCGCCTTTATGTCATACACCTTTTCTTTATATGTAATACGTTCTAAAGGCGTAACATCATTGCGGTGTCTAATGGTAAATCTAGTGTCCACGTTCGCCACTGTCTGACTTGCCGTGAAATATTCCATGCCCCTTATCGCCCTCACCTGTGCCCATACCGTCACAAAGTTAGCCCATGTTTCAATTTCTTCGCCGAAGGAATCAGTTGTTACCGTTTTGCGCTGAAAAGTAACGCGCCTGTCCATTGCCCCGATCCGCATCACATACCATCCCAAAGTTTGTAACTCGGCAGCAAAACGCCCATTGTTTTATTTTCATATACAGCGCCGCCAATAACCGCATCACCACGCCGTTCGTATAAGTCCGCACAAAATAACTTAATGGCACTCTTGATCGGCCCAGGCACAAGGATCGGCGTCACCCATCCGCAAGTGAAACGAATCGTTATCGGATTTGAAGCGCTTAAACTTCCGCTAGGCCAGCCTTTGCCCGCCGGCAACACTATCCTGCCAACCAACGCGCCGTTACGCTCTACAATGTAGTCTTTTTCATCTATTATATTTTCAATGCCGTCAGCATCAATCCATTTTATAAAAGTGACAGACTGCAAATTACCATATGGAAGTTTTATAAAATTAGCCGCCGGCCATGACTGCAAACACTTGTCCCAGGTTTGAGTAAGGAAAGCGCGTCTGGTTATGTTTTCAATGTGCGTTCGTGCCGCCGTTATCATCGCCTGAATCAACTCATCATCGTCGTCTATATCTACACGCAGGTGTTTTTTCATTTCGTCAAGGCTAACTGGCTCAATAACCGGCTGCATTACAATTCCCGGCCCGGCACTATATATTTCTTGAAGCAGCACATCACCTTCCTCGTGAAGGATTGCACCATCCAGTTCTTCGCTTAAAATAATATCAGACATATTATCCTCACCTATTGAACATTTGGCCCGTCGCATCCCTGCTTGCGTTGCACGGTTTGAATAGCTTTGATATTGGCTGAATTAGCATGCGCCATATCATAGAGCTGTTCGTGTTCATGCCTGTTCTGGTTGCAGTAACTGCTCAATTTGTTTTCTATCGCCTCAAATCTGCTCATAACCTGCTTCCGCCATTGTGTTTCCTCTTTGTCCTTATGGTGGTCAGCCCTGTTCACAA